GATCAATTGATGGAACGCCAATTGGTGCAAACTCTGCGTCTACAGGCGCATTTACAACAGTGGGCGCAACTGGCAATATTACAGTTGGCGGTACAGTGGATGGACGTGACGTTGCGGCGGATGGCACTAAGTTAGATGGAATTGAAGCTAACGCCAAAAATGATCAGACTATCACTGCTGGCTCTGGATTATCAGGCGGCGGCACTGGTAATGTAACATTAAGCCACAGCGATACATCTTCACAAGGCTCTTCAAACAACTCTGGCAGAACATACATTCAAGACATTACTCTTGATACATATGGACACGTCACTGGTTTGGCAACGGCCACAGAAACAGTTGTAAACACTGACACCAACACAACTTACAGTGCTGGTGGTGGTCTTTCTTTATCAGGTACAACTTTCAGTGTTAATGCTGATCAGCGCAATCAAATTAGTTCGTTTGGTTCATCGGCTTACGATTTTATAAGTTTTGGTTCTGGTGCTATAGACTTCAAATTAGACGGCAACTTAGATATGCGCCTTGAGAACGATGGTGACTTACACGTTGATGGTAACGTTGTTGCTTACTCTACAACCACTTCAGATGAGCGTCTAAAGAAAGACATCGTGAAGATTGACAATGCCTTAGATAAAGTATCACAGCTAAATGGTTACACATTTGAATACCTAGCAGATGGCAAGAAATCTGCTGGTGTTATAGCACAAGAAGTTGAGAAGGTAATGCCAAGCGCAGTATCAGAAACAACATTGCCTCTTAAAATGGGTGACGATGATAAGACTGAATACAAGACAGTGCAATACGATCAACTTCATGGATTAATGATTGAAGCAATCAAAGAACTTAAAGCTGAAATCGAAGAACTAAAAGCGAGGTAAGTTAGATGGCATTACCATCCAGTGGACAGATAACAATGGAACAAATCCAAACTGAGTTTGGTGGGAGTAATCCTATTAACCTCAATGAGTATTATCGTGGCGGTTCTTATGTTACAGACAATAATACAAATGTCCCTACTAGCGGCGCAATCTCTTTGAATAATTTTTATGGGGCGCAAAAGCAACTAAATTACACTTTGGCAATGCCTCTATCTTACAGCACACAATACAATACCAGCAACGCACAGCAATCCATATTTATGCCAACTGGAATACAGGCTGATGATTTAATCATTGTTGTTCAGCAAAATAGAATGGGTTCTCAAGATGGATATGGTGCTGGTGGCCCGAGAGGCTTCGGAACAGGCTTTACCTCTATGACAGGTGCAACGTACAATGGAGCTAGTAGTAGCTCATATCCAAACCCAAATAATCGTGATGCATCTTTTACACCTAATAAATGGTATAGTAGAAATAGCAGTTGGTATGTGTGGCAAAATAATAATATAATATCTTGGAAAGTCGCTACTGGAAATGAGGGGGGTACTAGCATTGGTGGTTTTATGGGGGCAAATAGTACTTGGGGAAACGTAACAACCGCAAGGTGGGTTTATGTTCTTAGACCTGATTATACTGTTGGTAGTAATTATGAAATTAAAATTGGCGGTGAGAAGAAACAGGGCGGAATTGTTGATACATCCGGCCCATATACAATGGGCTTGTCTTCATATCAAATTCCGGGCAATCCAGCAGGGACTTCTGGAACATCAGTTTGGCAGGGTGAGGGTAGCCAAGGTTCTATGACAACACCAGCAAATGGTGTAACAGTAGGATTGGTTTTATTTAATACGGCAAATAGTCAGTCAAGTAGCACACCATCTGGTATGATACCATCTAACGCACTTAGCACTTTAGTTGAAAATTACACAAGTTACAACTATCCGGGGTCATCTCCTAACCGCACTGCTTATCTTAGAACTTTAATTTTTACAGTGCCACAATCACAATCATCTGTTGCACCTACTTTCCCAAGTACGTATGGCGCTCAACATGCTTCTTTAAGTCTAATTACAACTTGGTAAAGGAATAAATATGCCTACAATAGTAGAAAAATATGAATCATCTGAAATAGCGAAAACTGATCAACTTCGATCCATAGCTACAATAATGGATACGATTGAAAATGAAAGGCCAGATGTAGACTGGGTTTACGAATTTGTGTCTTCAGTTGATGGATCAATTTCTATGAGAGCCGTACACGAAGCAGTAGATGTGTTCAAAGACGCAGAAATTATCAGCCAAGTAGATTTTGATATATAAAATAAATATGCTATAGTAACAGCAACTTATAAAACGAGGTAAATATGCCACTAATACCATTAGACATTCCTGCTGGCATTTACCGCAATGGCACTGAGTTACAAGCATCTGGGCGGTGGCGTGACGCTAACTTAATTAGATGGGTCGATGGCACAATGCGTCCGATGGGCGGCTGGCGTACTCGATCAGACACGGCGGCTAACGCGAAAATTCGTGGATTAATTACTTGGATTGCCAATGACCAAGATCGCTACATTGTTGGTGGCACATACAACAAACTTTATAGTTGGACGTCCCAAGGTGTGCGCCACGATATAACGCCAGTTGGATTGACTAATGGTCGTGAAGACGCCGAGGCATTTACAGGATATGGTGGAAGTTATTTTGGTCAATATGCCTACGGCGTGGCGCGCCCAGATACAGCAAGAATACAGCCTGCAACATCTTGGTCGCTTGATACATGGGGTGAATACCTTGTCGCCTGTAATGAAGATGATGGAAAAATTTATGAGTGGCAGTTAAGTAATTCCACACCAGCCGCAGTATTAACGAATGCACCCACAAGCAATGAAAGCATCGTTGTAACTGAAGAGCGTTTTTTGTTTGCATTAGGTGCAGGCGGAAATCAACGCAAGGTGCAGTGGTGTGACAGGGAAGATAGCTCCACATGGACGCCAGCCGCAACAAATGAAGCTGGTGACTTAGAGCTTAACACAAGCGGAAGAATTATGGCTGGCATACGTGTGCAGGGTCAAACACTAATACTCACAAGCATGGATGCACACGCCGCAACTTACATTGGAGCGCCATATGTCTACGGCATTGAGCGTGTTGGAGCGAGTTGCGGATTAATTGCGAACAAAGCCATAGCATCAGTTGATAAGGGTGCGTTCTGGATGGGCAATCACTCATTCTATGCATACGCAGGCGGCGCAGTGCAACAAATCGAAAGCGAAATATCAGACTATGTATTCTCCGATATAAACCGCGCACAAATATCAAAAACTTTTGCAGTGACAAACAGCACATACGGCGAGATATTCTGGTTCTACCCATCTGGATCATCTACAGAAAATGACAGATACTGCGTTTATAATTACGTCGAGAATACGTGGTATATCGGTGAGCTAGGCAGAACTGCTGGTTATGATATGGGTACATATCGACAACCTATTTGGGCAAGCGCAGAAAACAACAAGTTATACGAACATGAGATTGGGTTTGATTATGGTTCACTTACGCCATTTGCTGAAAGTGGATCAATTGCGTTAGGCACTGGCGAGAATGTAATGTCAGTCACAGAGATGATCCCAGACGAGAAGACGCAGGGCGACGTGACAGTTACATTTAAAACAAGATTTTACCCGAATGGCGAAGAGCGATCATATGGAGCGTTCTCTATGTCAAATCCGACGTCACTGAGATTTACAGGCAGGCAAGTCAAACTCAGGATTGACGCGGCTAATCTAGCTGATTGGCGTGTCGGAATAAATAGACTTAATGTTACGGCTGGTGGAGCGAGATGAGCGAACAGCAACAGAAAGCCCCAGACGTCATTGGCAACGATTGGCGGACGTGGGGTCGCAGGCTTGTTCAGCATTTATCACAAACGCGATCCACACTGGTTCAGCAGAACGGCGACGAAAGTGCATCCGAAAATGGGACAATAATGTGGGACAGGGTTAACCTATACCCAGTTATAAGTAGATCAGGAAATTTTCGTGAAATTGTCGTAAAAAACGCAATTCCTGCATCGAGCGTGGGTGTGGCTGGCGATAAAGCTGGATTAATAGCTTGGGATGCATCATATATTTATGTATGCACAGCCTCACACGATGGCTCTGCAAACATTTGGAAGCGTGTGACATTGACAGGTGGCTCATGGTAATTGACGAAATAATTGAAAATTGCAGGGAATGGATCGAGGCCGCATTAGAGTATTCTGGTGGCACTCACGATTTTATTCATGTAGTAGAAGGCATTAAGTCGGGTACAATGCAACTTTGGCCTACACCAAGGGGGTGCATAGTGTCTGAAATTGTGGTATATCCATTAAAGAAGCATTTAAATATATTTCTTGGCGGCGGCGAGTTGGATCAAATAATGGATATGCACACTGACGTAATTAATTGGGCAAAGGCTCAAGGGTGTTCAGCATTGACGATGACAGGTCGCGCTGGATGGAAAAAACCACTATCGGATCATGGCTGGGATCAGCTTCATTCGTCGTATATTAAGGAGCTAACATAATGTCAGGCGGAAAAGGTGGTTCAACCACATCAGAAATTACAATACCAGATTATATTGAAAATGCGGCTAGGGCAAATTTAGCAAAAGCTGATGATATATCTCGCGTAGGATACACGCCATATTATGGCGCTGATGTTGCGGCATTTAACCCAATGCAACAGGCATCTTTCCAAAATACGGCAGATACTGCAAATGCTTTTGGTATGGCTACGCCTACAAGTGGCACTGACATTATGGGTAATATGGGAAGGCCAAACGTATATGCAGATGGCATAACTGGCTATTCTTCAGCTCCAATGTTCCAAGATAGCGTTGACACACTAAATTATTTAAGGCCAGCTCAGGCTGGTTTAATCGATAGCTTTTTTGTTAACCCAAATGCTGGGTTTGATGCTACAGCAGAATTTCAAGGTAGACCCGGTGGATCTTTAATGGGTCGTGGTATGCTGGACGCGCCATTAGTTAATACTACAGATTATGGCGTAGACAGTGCATATTACAATCAGCCGATGTCAGCACCAGCAGGCGGAATTGCAGGGCAATATCAGCCAACTGCTGGAGATTATGGATCAAACTCTGGTTATGGTGCTAATTACAATCCTACAGCCCCTGCGCCTGCACCAGTTTCTGGTGATTTAGCTGGGATACGCAGAAATGATAATGAAGATGGTATTGGTGGGCAAGGTTTTGTAGCGCCAACTGCGGCTGAATATGAGGAAAGAGCAAATTCTTATGGCAGAAGAATACCATCGTTTATCCCCGGAGCTGGCCTGATAAATACAGCCGTTGCTGGAAGTGCAACTACGCCAGAGGAAATTGCATATATACGAGAAAACCCCGGGCAAGATGACAGTTTGGTTAGCAAGGTATTTGGTACTGGTAAGTATGAGCCATATGATACTCAAGATGTTATAAGTGACCAAGTTTATGCCTCTGGCGTTTCTGGCGGAAGAACAGGCGGAGATGGATATGGCGACTTTAACGAAAGCGGTTTAGGCCGCAATATGAATTACGATAGGTTTGGCAATGAAAGAACAGAGATGCCAGACGTCCCTGCTGGAAGCGCATATTGGAATTCCACAACTGGAAACTGGACTTCAAAAGACAGTGGCTTACCAGTGTTAAGTGCAAGCGCTCCTGCTGATATGGCAATACAGAATGAGAGCGCAAAATCACAAAATGACAAATCAAGTAGCTCAGATCGTGGCTCATGTGTAATCGCAACTCACGCTGTAAATTCTGGAGGGTTCTCTACCAAAGATAAGCGCGAAGCAATTGTGTGGTGTGTGAATGCACTGCATGGCAAGTGGTGGGGCGAAGCTATCAGACGTGGCTACAGGTATTTAGGGCAAAAGAAAATTGAGCAGGGCAAGGCTCGCGAGCATTACGGCGAGTTTAAAGATTACATCGCATTTGCTAATGGCAAGAAACGCACAGTAAAAGGCGCAATACATTTTGCGGCTAGAACAGCGCAATTCTTTGCAATTGGCTTAGTAAAGAAGGATATATAATATGGCTGGTGGTGGACAAGTGAGGCCGATGGGTGGCGCAATGCAAAGCGCATTAAACTCTGGGCAAGGTATAGGTAATTTTGTAAATAGCGCACTTGGAGCTAATCCAAACCCTGCGCCAATGCGTGGAAATCCAGCGCCAGCCCCAATGAATATTATGTCTGGCAACAATCCAGCGCCTAGCGTTTCGCCGCCATCAGTAGCCCCACAAGGTAACTTTAATGTTAACCAAGCGGCGGCTGGCGGATTACAGCAAGCCATGCAAGGCACTCAAGGGGCATATAATTACCAGCCAGCCCAGATACAGGCAACTGGATATAACCCAGCCATGCAGTCATCTGTAGGTAGTCAGCAGGGCTTTGGATACAACGCAGGGCAAATTGCAGGATCGGATTTATCTGCATACCAAAACCCATACGAAAGCCAAGTTGTGCAGAATACATTAAGCGATATTGGTAAAGCTCAGGAGATGTCACTTAACCAAATGGGCGCTCAGGCGACACAAGCTAATGCGTTTGGTGGATCTCGACATGGGATAGCTGAAGCAGAAACACGCAAAAACTTTGCAAATCAGGCATTAAATCAAGTTGCTGGGTTAAGGCAACAGGGCTTCAATCAGGCATTGCAGAATAGACAATTTGATATAGGCCAGCAAACGGCGGCTTCTCAGTTTGGCGCAACATCAGCTCAGGCGGCACAAGCGGCAAACATTGCTAGATTGCAAAACATACAAGCTCAAAATGCGGCGGCTAGAACTGGTGCTAATCAGTATTTATCTAATAATTTAATGGCGGCACAACAGCAAAATGTTTCTAACCAAATGGCAAATAGAAATGCACAATTAAGCGCGGCAAACCAAATGGGTCAATTGGGTCAGCAGGCGTTTAACACTGGTCAAACAATACAACAACAGCAGGCGCAACAAGGTATTCTACAACAGGGAATGCAACAGGCGCTTATTGATGCGGCTAAGGCTCAATATGCAGGATATACTGGATCGCCAACTGCGGCTCTGTCTGCACCACTGGCGGCATTGGGTGCAACACCTAATCAATCCACCACAACAAACTCGATGCAACCCGGATTATTTAATTATCTACAGCTAGGCGCATCAATGTTCCCCGGAGGTAGAAAATAATGATTGGCTTTCCGAAAGTAAAAACAGCTCAAGAGTTAGCGATGGAGCAAAAATATCCAATGCTAAAACAGCAAACTCAAATTGATCCACGAATGCAAATGCAGGCGCAACAGCAAATGCAACAACCTAGATCTGGACTAGCTGGTATACTTGATGGCATGAACAAAAGATCTAGCTCCACTGGATTGTCTGGTTACGAAAATTTTGCACAAGCATTAGATGCATTAATTTTACCTGAGTTAAGAGCTGGGGATGCAATTAGGGCGCGTGGAGCGCAAAGAATAAAAGATGGCAATAAAAATAAGACAGTGGAAATGCTTATAAAAGCTGGCAGGCAAGATATAGCTGATATGTTACTTGCTGGTGCTATTACGCCAGCTCAGGCGGCTAATGTTTTACTTACAAAACCTAAAGATACTAGAACCACCCAAATGAAAAATTATGAGTATTTTAAATCATTAGGGTTAAGCCATGAAGAGGCATTGGCTCAAGTGAAGTCTGGAACAAATGTTAACTTAAACACTGGCGGAGATGTGGGTGAATTTGCAAAATTAGATGCTAAAGAATTATCTAACTTTGCACAAGAAGCATATGGGTCTACAAGAATGCTAGGTAGAATAGATAGGCTGGAAAGTTTACTTGCTGGTGCTGATACTGGCGCAATTGGATATTTTAAAAATTTAGCTGGTAATTTTGGAATTGAGACAGAGGGATTAGGAGATATACAGGCGGCGGTAGCTCTAATAAACAGTATGGTTCCGGAACAAAGACAAAAAGGCTCCGGCCCGATGTCTGATGCTGATTTGGCATTATTCAAAACTTCCATGCCAAGACTAATAAACACAAAAGCTGGTAACGCCTTGATCATACAGACAATGAGAGAAATGGCATTGTATGATCAACAAACTCTTGAAATTATTAATAAACACAGAAGAAACCCAACTGAATTTACAATTGCAGATACTTACGAAGCATTAAATAATAGACCTAAGCCATTTGAAAAGGGTGAATTTAAACAACGTGTAAATATCGCAAGTGGTGACGTTGTTCCACCAATGCCAGAAAACTTTACACAAGAAACAGGTATGACCCAGAGTGATTGGAACAGTATGACGCCAGAACAACGCGCTCCATTTATGTAATAGGACAATTTTATGACACCAGAACAGTACCAAGCGATTGAAGATTACAAGGCTATGATGGCGGCTGGAGAGCCTAAAGAGAGAGTTAGAACTATGGCTCAAGGTGTTACTCTTGGTGGCGCTGATGAAATGGAAGCCGCGCTAAGGTCATTATTGCCCGGCCAAGATTACGATACAGCTCTAATGCAAATAAGGAAATCACTCGATGAATACAATAAGGCGTACCCTAAATCGTCACTTGGGTATGAAATGGCTGGTGCATCTATACCAGCTATACTAACAGCGATTGCCACAAAGGGTAAGGGTAACGCTGGTATGAAAAATTATGTTGCCGCTAGTTTACAGCCAAAATACAGGCAGGCGATAGCAAGTGTAATAGGCACAACCACACCACAAACTTACAAGGGCGCGGCTGGTGCAGGCGTAGGAGCTGGTGCAGTTTATGGGTTTAATACTGGCGAAGGTGGCTTTACAGAACGCATGTTTAACGCCGCCCCAGCGTCTATTGGCGGTGGTATTGCCGCCCCAGCTCTAAAGTTTGCTGGGGGCGCAATTAGTGGAATTGCTAATAAAGTTATTGATAAAATTAGGCAGAGAAAAGGCCAGAGCGTCGGATCTTTAGCGGAGATGGAATTACAAAGGCTTGTTAGGTCTACAGGTAAGTCAGTAGATGAAGTTTTAGAAGACATTGCGTCTGGCAGAATTATGGCTGAAAACGCTGATTTAGTAATGGAAGTCAGGGGTTATTATAATCAGGGTCTTAAGCCAGCAAAAGACATAAAAGATATATTAGGTGATAGGCCAACAACATTGCGTAATAAAGCTATTAAGGAATTGCAGGCCAACACATCTCAATTTGATGATCCCAATATAACTAGAGCTATGAAAGAAACTGTTGATGAGGGTAAGATCACAGAAGCCAAGGCGTATAAGCAATTTGAAACTGTGGACGCAACTGCTGGACTAATGAGGGAAGTTGAAAACATTATTAAACTTGTGCCGAGCGCGGCTGATAGCTTAAAACAAATATTAAATATAGGTGGTAATAAACTTACAGTTAAAAAAGATGGCAGTGTTAGTTTTGCCAGCCCACTTACTATATCTCAAGTGGAAGGTATTAGAAGGCAGATAAGAGACACAGTTAAGCAGAACTTTAGCTCTGGCGAAAACGAATTAGCCATCGCGCAGAAATCTGTACAGCAAAAGCTCACTGATGCAATTGACCTAGATGCTCCTGATTTGCCAAAGGTTCGGCTTGAGGCAAAAAATCGCAGAGTAATTAGAGATGCATATAGTGAAGGTAAAAATATTCTTAAAAAAGAAGCCGATGAAGTGCCTATAATATTTAGTGACATAGAGGCAATGGGTGATGATGCTGTAAAAGCGTTTAGGTCTGGCTATATGTCCAGTTTGAGGAATGCGGTTACCACCACGAAACAAAATACATTAATGAATAAATTGCGAGATAAAGAAACTAAGGAAAACATGATACTTCGAGCTTTATACCCAGAAGAGAGCTTAGATGAAATCGTAAAGAAAATAGATATTGCGGCTGACAGTCAGTATGCATCTGGAAAAGTTTTATCTGGTAGCCCAACTGCTGGAACTGACGCGGCTATGAAAAGGCAAGGCCAAGATACAGATTTATTTGGCATTGTAGTAAGCGGTCTGGCAGGGCAGTTTTCTCCACGCGGATTTGCAAATGCATTACAGACTTACATGAAAAAATCTGCACCAGCGCTTAGTGAAGCTGATCGTGGTAAAGTTGTTGATGTGCTTTTATCTAATGACGCCGCATATGTAAAATCTATACTTAAAGATGAACGTGGTTTAGCTAATCTGAAAACTTTCATAGATACAAATTTAGCTAGAATATCAAATGTGGCAGGCGCTCGCGCTGTGCCTGCTGGAATAGAAAGATATTAAGGAAAAGACATGGAACTAAAACCTAAAACAATGACTGAAATTGAAGGCATAGTTTCTAATGCTATTGATGACGCTGTATCTTTTGTCGAAGGCGAGATAATGGATGAAAGGATTAGGGCGCAGGAATACTACGATGGCGAGGTTGATTTAGGTCATGAAGATGGCAGGAGCAAAGTTGTTGCAACAAAAGTGCGTGACACAATAAGAGCTGTAAAGCCAAGTTTAATGCGTATTTTCCTAAGCACTGCAAAGCCAGTTGAATACATACCACGTGGCGCAGAGGATGTGCCTATGGCAGATCAAGCTACAGAATTTATGCACCATGAATTTACCAGATTAAATGGGTATCGCGTGATTAATGATGCGTTCCAAGATGCACTTGTTAAGAAGCAAGGTATCGTTAAGGCATATTGGATGACATATCCCGAAGCTGAAATACATACATATACTGATTTGTCTGATGAGGAATACACATACCTAATTGATGATGAAAATGTGCAAGTGTTGGAACACTCAATGGAAATGAGCATTGAAATAGACCCAATGGGTATGGAAATGGAGATGCCTATTCACAGCGCAAAAATTAGCCGCCAAAGTGAAACAGGTGAATTGTGTATACAGAGTGTTCCGCCAGAGGAATTTTTTATCAGCAGAGATGCTAGGACAATTGAAGATGCATATGTGGTAGCTCACAGAACAGAAATGAGAGCTGGCGATGTAATTGCGATGGGCTTTGATAAAGATATAGTAATGGATCTTAACAGCCTAGAAGGTGGTGGCGTTGTCTCATCTGAGGAAGATTACACAAGGCGTGGATACGATGCAGATTTTAAAGAAGAAAGTGCATCAGATCCATCAATGAAAAATGTTACCATTACTGAAGCATACATGAGAATTGATGTTGAAGGAACTGGCATACCTATATTGCACAAGATAACTTGTGGCGGCACAAAGTATAAGGTTTTGGACTTTGAGCCATGCGATGAGACACCATTTGCTAAATTTGAAATAGATCCTGAGCCACATGCATTTTATGGTAGATCACTAGCTGAGATTGTTATGGATGATCAGGACGCGGCAACATCAATTTTACGTGGTATTTTAGATAACGTAGCAATGACAAATAACCCACGCATGGCAGTGACACCGGGGGTTAATATTGATGACCTACTTAACAATGAAATTGGGTCAATCGTTAGAATGCAACAAATGGGTCAAGTGCAGGATTTATCAGTACCATTTGTTGCAGGCCAGACATTAAACGCATTAACTTACTTAGATAGCCTTGTAGAGACAAAAACAGGCGTATCCAGAGCCTCTATGGGGTTAGACCCAGATGCAATGCAGTCTACGACTAAAGCGGCTGTACAGGCCACAATACAGGCTGGAGCTGGTCAAACTGAAGTCATGGTGAGAAACCTCGCAGATGGTATGCGTGACTTATTTGGATTAATGTTGAGAATTACCCACAAGAATGTTGATGAAGAGCAGATGATGCGTATGAACGGCAGATTTGTTCCTGTTGATCCTCGCGTTTGGGATGGCTCAATGGATGTTATGATCAATGTTGGATTAGGTACTGGCAGGGAAGAAGAAAAGGCAATTGCACTTAACCAAGCTCTGCAAATGCAACAACTTGTGTATCAAACATACGGCGCACAAAACGGCTTAGTGTCGATGACAAACATCAGAAATACACTAGCTGATCAATTGGCAGTTGCAGGAATACGAAATGCTGACAGGTACTTTGCGCCAATTACTGAAGAAATTGAAATGCAAATGTTACAGCAACAGCAGGCGGCTCAAGAGGCACAAGGTCAAGCGCAAGATCCAAACGCCGCGTTCTTGCAGGCAGAGCAAATGAAAGTGCAAGCTAAGATGCAGGCAGATGCCGCCAAGTTGCAAATGGATATGATGAAAAATGCTCAGGCTGACGATTTAAAACGTGACCAGATGGCGCAAGATTTACTTGTAGACGCCGCCAAGATTTATGGTGAATATGGTACAAAAGTTGACGTCGCCAGAGTAAAAGCCGAGCAAGATAAAAATCGCATGATTGGTGGCATTGCACAAGGGAATATGTCATAATGGCGCAAGTGATTAGATTAGAAGCTGAGGAAGCCAAGCGTTTAAAAAACGATACAGCTTTCCAAAAGTTTGTAGAGAATGTTCGTGAAGATCAAATGAAGATTTTTGCGGAGAGTAGTGCATCAGACGTCGATGTGCGTGAGGAAGCTCATTCAATAGTGAGAGCTTTAAACCAGATTGAAGTATGTCTTGACGCCCATATATCGGCAGAGACACTCTTAAATCGCAAACAAAGAAAGTAGCACCGATGGAATCGACTACACTTGAACAGGCTGTAGAAAGCATAATTGAAAATCCAGAAGCGCAAGCTGAGGAACAAAATTTAGACGAAGTTGAAGGGCAGGAAGTCAGTGATGACGAAGCTGTTATTGAAGCCGAGGGTTTAGATGACACTGAAGAGCTATCCAGTGAGGATGATGGCGAAATCGACTACGAAGAACCAGAGGCGGAAGATGCCGAGCCAGACCAAGAAATGCTTTACACTGTCAAGATTGATGGTGTTGAAGAAAAATGGACACTGGAAGAGCTAAAACGTGATGCTTCGGGGCAGAAGGCGATTAACAACAGGTTTCAAGAAATTGCGAAAATACGAAAAGAATTTGAGCAAAAAGAAGCTGAAGTAGCAAAGCAAATACAATCTTCTTTAGATTTAGCTGACAGGTTACAAAAGAATGGTATGACACCACCTACGCAACCAAACTCAGAAGATTATTCTGACGATCCCATTGGATATATGCAGGCTAAAATTCTGTTCGATGAAGCGAAGAGTGAATATGATCAAACTATGTATCAGGTTCAAGTGCAACGGCAACAACAGGAACTACAACAACAGCAAGCTCAGGCGCAAGCGGAACAAACGTATTTGCAAGAGCAGGCCGCAATACTTATAGAACGTATTCCAGAAATAGCAGATCCAGAGAAAGGCGATGCAATTAAGAAAGCATTATCTGACACTGGTGTAGCTTATGGATTTTCCGAACAAGAAATGTCTATGGTAGTAGATGCCAGATACATTGATGCATTAAATGATGCTAGGAAATGGCGGAACTTAGTTTCTAAACGTAAGGCCACGCAATCAAAGGGCGGTAAGGCACGTCCAGTAGTTAAGGCTGGCACTAAAAAGCAAAAATCTAGCGGTGTAGAAGTGGCGCGAAATAAGGCGCAACAGCGTCTTGCAAAAACAGGCTCAATCGAAGATGCGATTAGTCTGATGTTAAACAATGATTAACATTAAGTTAGTCTTCTAAGTCTCTGAAAGGACACAAAAATGGCACAAGCGGCGAATACTTTTGACAGTTACGATGCAGTGGGCATCAAGGAGCAGTTGAGTGATATTATTACTTCCATTGCTCCGGAAGAAACACCCTTTTACACCAAGTGTAAAAAAACAACGGCTAGGAATACTCTAGTTGAATGGCAGACAGATGCACTTCGTGCAAGCGCTGGCAACTCGCACATTGAAGGCGATGTAACTACCGCTGAAGCGAGATCTGCAACCACAAGACTTGGAAATTATACAAACATTTTCAAAAATGCCGTTGTGGTTCCTGACACAGATGAGGGCTTAGATAAAGCCGGCCGGAACTCAGAAATTGCGTACCAAGTTTTAAAGGTCGCAAAGGAGCAGAAGCTCGATATAGAAAAGGCTTTATTCGCCAATAATGCGCGTGTAGCTGGTAATTCTACCACTGCCAGAGAGCTTGCTGGTCTACCAGCATGGATGCTTACAAACGTAAATTTTGTATCTGCATCTTCTGGCGCAAACCCAACTGGTGATGGTACAGATGCACGTACTGACAGTGGCGCTCCAACTGCTTTCACGCAAGCTAAATTTGACGACGTTATGCAGTCAATTTGGGAAGAAGGCGGAAAGCCAGACACAGTTTACTTGTCTGCGTTCCAAATGAACAAAGCGTTAGCATTCACTGGTAACAACAACCAGCGTAGTGCAGTACAAGCTGGCGACGAGCGTGTTATAAAAAGTTTAGCCGTGTACGTAACTCCTTGGGGATCGGTAGAATTTTTGCCTAGCCGGGAAAATAGATCACGCGATGTATTCATTACTCAGGACAATATGTTTGAGGTTGCGGTACTTCGTGGAACTAAAAATGTTGCGTTGGCGAAAACCGGTGACGCAAGCGTCCGGCAAGTTGTGACAGAACTAACGCTCTGCGTTAAAAATGAGAAATCATCTGGTATGATTGCTGATAACACAACATCATAATCTAACAATTTGGGGCGGCTCTGGTCGCCCCTTTATCTATTAATGGGAGAAACAAATGAAAAAAGTTAAAGTTAATTCAATCAAGTTAAATTGCAGTAAAGGTCGTATTGAAAAAGGCGAGATTACAACTTTACCTGATGATGAAGTTGCAAAGATTGTAAAATTAAGGCCACACGTAATTACTATTTTGGATAGTGTTGAGGAAAAGCCAAAAAAGGTTGCTAAAAAATCAATCTTAAAACGCGCAAGAAATTCTAATGGAACATTAAAAGCTGATGATCCAAGTACCCCTAATATTAACGAGGCATGGGAAAAGAAATAATGGCTAAACCAAGAGCAGGCAAAGCAAGAGTAAAAGTAGTTAATGGAAGAAAAATTAGCTACGGACAAGCTGGCCTAGCAAGCGATGGTAAGCCGAGAGTTAGAGCTGGCACAAAAAAGGGCGACGCCTATTGTGCTAGATCTGCTGGTCAAAAGAAACGATCACCTAAAGCGGCTAAAAATCCAAATAGCCCATTAAATTTATCACGTAAGCGCTGGAAGTGCGTTGGCAAGAAATCTAAGAGAGCATAAAATGTCTGGTTTATCAAATAAAATTAATGAAAATATGTACGTTGATGATGACAAGTTAATTATCAAAAGAACGCACAATGCAAATCAAATGCTTGAAGATGCGGCTCACGCACGTGAAGTTACTGATAATAGCTTTGGCACAGATTATAAGCACGTTGGTAATGTTGATATGGCACTGCTTGGCGTATGGTTAAAAGAAGCTGGCGTTGAGTGGACTGATACACATGCAGTTAAAGAAGTGCTAAAGAAAAAATTAATGAGTAATGAATTTAAGTCATTGCGTGTTTGGGAAGGTGCGTACTGATGGAAATGACAGATTTATGGAGTGGCACGCTCACATTCGCACTGGCGTTTGTGGGTTTTGTTTTACGCGGATATGTTCTAGAATTGAATAGATTACAAATTCTGTTGAACAGAACGCGAGAGGAATATGTGACCAAAG